ATTTAACCAACCTCTAACAGGTGCAGGTACAAGTGGTGGTGGTGCAACAGTCAAAGTTAGAACTGGAACTGGTGGAACAATCACTACTGTTGAGATTGTTGATGGTGGTTCTTCATACGGTATTGGACAAACACTTGCAGTTGGTGGTGGAAATGATGGTGTGGTCGAGGTTACTGGAATAAATCAAACTATTGATAATGTAATTCAGGTAGTTGGTGTTGGTTCAGTTGATGATAGAACAAATGGTGCATTCAATGGATTGTATAAGATCACAGGTGTTCCAAGCACAAAGTCAGTCACCTATACGCACGTTGGTCAAGGACAAACAACAGGATCAACTGCTGGTATCTACACAGGCCCAGTTAGCACAACAAGTGGTATATTTACTTTACTTGATGAGAAAGTTGCAATTAATAGTATTGCTGGTATTGCTGGCACAACTCTTTCTGGAATTGTTACAGTCACAACAGGTGCAAATCATAACTTAGCAGTCGGAAATAAGATAAAGATTGCAGGCTTGGTTGGATCAGCATCAACAGTTTACAATGGATTTGATTTTGTTGTTAAAGAAAAAGTATCTGATATAATCTTTACAATGAACTCCACACTTGCAATACCAGTAACTGGTGAGGCAGGTGCAGAACTTTATAAGTATAGTTTAAATTCATTTGGTCAGGATAATTCACTTGCATCTGAAAAAATTGCTGGTAGTCTTTCTCCACTCGCAACAGGTATTGGAGCAACGACACTTGTTGCTATCAGCACTGCAGGTAATAGTAGTAATGAGTCTGATATTGACATTGCAACTACAGTTGGCATTAACACTGGTGATTTCTTACAGGTTGGTAATGAAATTCTTAGAGTAAGAAACTTGGGAGCTGGAAGCACAACTGGAATGACAGTATTCAGAGGTGTATTAGGAACTCAATCTGTATTTCATAAAGTAAATGAACTTACAAGAAAGATTAATGTTATACCATCTGAACTTCATAGATTCTCTGCGATACGTGCTTCTGGTCATACATTTGAATACATTGGATATGGGCCAGGTAACTACTCAACATCTTTACCACAAAAAATTAAGAAACAAATTGAACTAGAACAAGAACTTCTTGCGATCTCAAGAGAAGAAGATGGTGGAATTGTATTCTTCTCTGGTATGAATGATCGTGGTGATTTCTTCAGTGGTCAAAGAGCAGAACCAAGAGAATTATTCTTGGGTGAGATTGGTGATACTAACTCTGCTATTTTTGATGATGTATTCATCCGTAATACACTACGTGTTGGTGGTGGGCCAAATCAAAACTTACCATCAGAGTTTAATGGGCCAGTTAACTTCTCAAATAAGGTAACATCTACATCACTTGATGGTATTGAAGCAATTAAATTATTAATCAAAGGTAACGCACTTAATAATCCATCATTCCAAGTTGGTGAAGATGTAAATCCAGCATTGATTGTCAATAAAGACACTCAAAATGTTGGTATTCGAAATGCATCTCCTCAACATGAACTTGATGTTAATGGAACAATTCGTGCGAATGTTTATGAAAACTTCAAGTTATCTGATTTACCTGATGCTACTGAGGAAACAACCTATGCAAGAAATCGTATTATTAAAGTTAAGGAAGATGGTAGTGGTTATGAGATGATTGATCCTCATGAGTTATCTGCATATGAATTGAGAAGTTTGGGTGTAAGTAATGATGGATCTGTTTATTCAGGTGTTGGTGCAATAGAAAATAGTAAATTAAAAATAACAGGTATATCAACTGCTAAATTCTTTGTTGATGAAAGAGTTAAAATATTTGGAGTTACTAAATCAAACGATAGTGTAACAGTTGATCCACCAATAACGACCAACACTGTAAAGGTAGAAAGAATTGCAGAAGCGGGAGTATCTAATGCAGTAACTTATTATTACTGGCAAGCACAATATCATATGATAAATGGTAAGGTTGGAGTTTCCTCACAAATTGATCCTACTGGTGGTTACTCTGGAACTGGTGCGAGAACTGGAGTAGAAAATGTTGCCATAGATTCATTCAATGATTTGAATCATAACTCATTAACTTTAAGTAGAAAAGATTCAGATCATGGTCTTATAATTTACCGCCAGAATCACACTGGTCAGGGAAATGAAACAAATGCTGATCTCGGAAAGGCAAAATTAATTGCTGTTTTAGGTCAGAAGGAATTGGGATCAGGAACACAAGAAATCAACTGGAAAGATTTTGGTGTATATGATCAGACAGAATGGAGTCCAAAAGGAACAGTTAATGAGTTTCTTGGTTTTTCAACTAGTACTACGGAAACTCATCAAATACATTTTCCAACAATTGGTACTGAAGGACAAAGAAGAGGTTGGGATATTGATAAGATCGTAACTATCGGACAGAACAGTATCACTGTTGATGGTAATTATAACTTAAACCTTATGGGTGGAGTTACTGGTTTTGGAACAGATACAAGAGTTAAAGTAGTTCACGATAATACTAAATCATTATCTGATGCGATTACAAGAACTACTTCTATTGGTGGTAATTATCTAGATTTACCAAGTGGAACATACCTTACAAATAAACTTGTCATTCCAACTAAATTTAGTTTGAGAGGTAATGGTAAGAATAGCATCATTAAACAACAGTATTACGCAACAGATGCTACTGATCAGGGTGTAAGTGGTGGAAATGCTCTTGGTTTTGATGGTAATTTAGTTGGTATCGGAACAACTAACGCAAATGATATAACGATTGCAGACTTAACTATTGACGGAAACAGTTCAAATAACATAATGTTTACGTTAGATGATGACAATAACTTAGTAACATTTGAAGGTGGAACTTCTATGTTGTTTAAGGACATGGAAATTAGAAATAGTTCTGGTGGTGGATTATATGCTAGAAATTCAAGAAGAATTTCAATTGAAAATAGCACTATTGTTGATGGTGGATTAACAGACAGATATAATATTCGTCCACTTGATGTTCAGAATTCTGAAACAGTTAGAATTAATGATTGTTTATTCGAAAACTTTGCTGGTGCTGTTGATGTATCTGTAACAACAGTTGTATCAACTGGTGGTAATATTATTCGAAATTGTGGTAGTGGTATTGATGTTTATGCAACTGGTAAGATTACTACAACAAATAATGTAATCCTTGGCCCTTCTGATGAGTTTATTGCTTCTCCTGACATTTATGATACAGACTTCGATTCTATTAATGTAACAATAAAAACAACAGATGATCCTTTTGTTGGCCCAGAGTTACTTTATATTGAAGACGGTCAGGCAAAAGATGTTAGCTCTCCTGCAGTCACTCTTACTGCAGGAATTGGAACAATGGTTGGACTATTCAGTACAACTCGAACTGCAAGTCTTGGTGAGAAAATTTTCAAATTTGATATAAACACTCAGAATACAACTGGATTTAATGATAGAGAATCTGGTTTCTTACAACTTAAATTATCCAAAACATATATCAATTCATATACATCAACTGGACATCGATTATCAGATTATGCTGGTGTTGGTGTAACTGCACTTGGATATGAGATAATTGGAACTGAATTTATGGAAAAACCAGTAGGATTTAATACGACTGTCGGTATTACATCTGGATACTGGGCAACTGCTGCTGGTTATGGTGGTGCTAATGGAGGATATGTAAACGCTGGTGCTGCAGTTACACAATATGTTGTTAGACTTGAAGATGCAGGCCAGATGGCTGGTATTTCAGTCGGTGATTATGTCCAATTACCAAATCATTCAATGGGGCCAAACTTAACGTTGGGGCCTCAGGGAGATACCTCTGCAACAGGAATAGGTTTAAGAGTTGATAAAAAACTTGGTGCTGATCGTATCGTACTAACAGATCTGCTTGCTGGTGCAACAGGTGGACAGGTGACATCAAGTTCTCATGGATCTGAACCAAGGGATGATGACTATATATCTATAAGGAGAATATTTACTATCGCTAAAGGAAGAGTCGGAGTTAACTAAATGCCTGATAACACTAATGTTAATAATAATGCGTCTGTGGTCGTTGTAGGAAGGACTGCTCCAGTCCCTCCAGGTCAACAAAAATCTGATAAATCTGTTCCCGTCGTTATTGCGAGTGATCAGTCAACGATTCCTGTTGCAGAACAAAATAAGGTACAATCAGAAGTCGCACTTTCTCTTTTAGGGATACCGAGATCTGAAGTTGCACTGGGTATATTTGCAGACGTTAATACTTATGATGTAAACCCAACAGAATGGGCCGCAGAACCAGATTTATTTTCTACAGTCGGTGTAGGTGAGGGAACCTCATATGAAAACGTTACTCAAGGAATGGGATGGGGTTTAACACATGTTCCTGAAGAGTCAGGTGCATTAGTTGAGGCACCTGCAGATAAATTTGCTATTCTAACATCGAAGAGATTTTTTAGATATCAACCAGGTCGTGTATCTGCTGCTACATTTGGTGTAAAAACCACAGTGATGAATACTGATACCACCGATGCTACAACTTCTCCCAGTAACTCTCAAAAAGAAGATATAGGTAGTACAGTATATAATCCAGCAGTTCGTAAGTATGGAATATTTGATAATTTTGATGGGTATTATTGGGAGACAAGAAATAACGGACAAGGAGATAATTTCTGTGTAGTAAGAAGAACACAATCTTTACTATTCAACAATCCAGTTGATTTTTCAACAACTGAAGATCCTGGCCAGACAGCAGATTTTGGTGCAACAAATCCATTAGATGTTTTAGCACCAAGACCAAACGAAACTCCTGATGATAAAGCAAATAATTCAAGAGGTTATGTAAGTGGAAATTATCCAAGCGATCATGATTCAACTCCTGGCAAAGCAAAGAATGTAAAGCTTGGTGATCTTGTTATCTATCGTGATAACCTGATGATGACACATGCAGGTGCTTTTGATCCATCTCTACTACAAGAAAAGCAAGAGTTTTCAATTGAAGCAACTAATAGTAATGTTCTTACTTTTAACTGCACAGATTCTGCAAGTAATTCTGGTTTAGGTAGAACAATATCAAACGCAGTATATGATATTGACACTGGTTTAATGACAGTTACTACACATGGTAATCATGGATTTGGTGTTGATAGATTTGTCCACTTAAGTGGAATCGGAATGACTTGTCGATATAGTTACGCAAACTTTGATGGAACTGGAGCTTTACAAGATGGTTCAGGTGGTGCTAATGGGAGTGTTGATCAGAGAAAAGTATATCCAGACAGAACACATGGATATAGTATTTTACAAGTACCTTCACCTAATTCATTTGTAGTTAATGTTGGTATATCCACTGTTCCAACATTCTTTAATGAAGAAAAATCAAGAGACTCTGGTGCCATTGTTCTTGGTCTTTCTACAAGTCAGTATGTCTCTTATAGTAAAGGAACAAACGCTGGTGCAATATCTGGATTCGTAGACGAAAAGATATACAGAATTAATTCGATTTCATACAGCAAAACAACTCAAAAGGCAAGTGTTGAGATAAAAGAACTCACCACAGTTATGGGTTCTCTT